GTATGTTTGTAAGAGATGGTATTTGTGCTAATTTAGTTGCATCTTGATCAATAGCAAAGCATTTATAATTATAAGGAACAGGTGGATCGTCACGTGTTTCTAAAGTAGCCCACCAAGTGATATCTTCGCCGGTGCCACACCCCATATCTACAATCGTATGTAAACTGTTGAGAAAGCTATCATACTCCCTAAGTTGATTTAATACCTTAAGTGCGTGCCTTGCCATTTTTTAATATCCTAAAAATAAAGTCTTTGCTAAAAGTAGTGTAAGCTTCTATAAATTTTGCAGTATACTCTGCTTCGTCTGCGGCATTGTTACTTAATCTTGCGTAGCGAAGTTCTTGTGAATAGGCCATTAGCTCACCTTTGCGATTCATATAATCTAATATGTCAATATCATCATTTGGACCAATATGAGAAGAAACGTATTTAATCTCCTCCCATTGTGCTAACAGTTCGTCTACGGGATTAGTTAACTGTTGCATCTTCCATTCCTGCTGTGCGCAGTCTAACAATGTGTCCAATCATATATGATTTTGCTTCGAGCCCTTTCATAATACCTAACCATTTGTTACGCAATAAGGCAACTTCGTTAATGATTGTTTCCATATCAATAACTTCGCTTTCGCCATCTACATATTTTTCAGCATCGCGACTAGTCAGCGCACGTGCGTAGGCTTCGAGATACTTTTTGTAGTGGTCTTGACGGATTTTGCGAAGTTTGATATTGAGAAAGTTAAGCACCGCTTCAATCTCTTGTAGTTGATTGAAACGTTGCTCAGTGACTCCGGGCAAGGTGGCTAGCCCTTTTTCAATATTGCCATTTACCTTAACTTCACGTTTGGCTACATCTAGTTCAGTAGTGTAGTAATCGATGAAATCGGGTAAATTAGCAATATCTTGTACTACTTTGTTATACCACATACTTACTCGTCATCGTAGTCGTCTTCAGGTTCAGCTTCTTCGCCTAGATATTCTTCAACCGCACGTCGAAGGTAAGCATCAGTGCCGCCGAACTTCTTCAAATCTGCTTCTGTAATGCTGTGATCTGCTACAACATTAACCACATGATCTGCTACTGCTTGGCGATCCTTTTGCGAAATGTATTCCTTAGTAGTAAGCCACATTTCACTTAAAATTTCTACATCAATACTCATTATTCAGTCCCTTGTTCAATTACTTCGTTTTCAGACACATCATCAGCAACTTCGGTAGTTGTTGTACTTAGCAGATGCGCATTAGTTGAAATTTCTTTCATAACTTTGTCTAAGCATTCATCTTCGTTACGTTCCCAAGCCTTACGGAATTTCTTAATGACAGTTCCGTTAGCAAGTGTATAAACTAAACTATTACCTTCTTTCTTAAGTAAGTTTTTAGCTTCTAACATATCTACCATACCACTGTAAGGGCTCATACCTGTTTCATATGGAATCTCTACTTGTACACTTTCAAACGGTTTAGCATAACGTGTTTTCATAATCTTACAAGCAGCACGGATACCATTTACAGTTGTAGTCTTATTACCATCAGCGTCTGTTTTAAGTTTAAGTTTACGCATAGCTACAACAATACTTGAAGCGTAGATAAAGCCTTGACCACCTGAAATTTTATCATCTGGATCAAACATATCTTGGCTTGCGTAAGTATGGTTAGTTGCTACCAAACCTAAGTTTAATGTACCAAACATGTTTACACAGTTACGTACAAGTGCTGTAAGTGCTTTAGGTTTACGACCCATATCACCCTTCATTTCACCTGCTTCAAACTGGTTAACGTCTGTTGGAGTAAGCATCATACCCAAGCTGTCTAGAACAAACAATACTTTTGGACGGTCTTCTTCTGGAAGTGTACGATACTCTTTAACAAAGTCACTGATAACTTTAGCCACATCATCAATCATAGCCATGTTAAGTTTAAGTAACTTGCTTTCGTCTGTGTCTACACCTAATGCGTGTAACCATGCTTCGTCAAGTGCGTTTTCTGTATCAATTAAGATTACATAGATACCTTGCTCTTGCGCATGACGTACAATGTTGCCTGAACAGATAAATGATTTACCTGCGCCGGATTCACCAGCAAACACAGTTACCTTACCCATTGGGATACCTTTGTTAAAGTCTCCGCTTAATAGATAGTTTAATGTGTAGTTGCCTGTTGAGATCCAATCAGTTGGATCGTTAAAGCCAATACCTAAGCCTTCAATGCTTTTAGTAATTGACTTTCTAAATTTACTAATGTCGAATGGTTTCGCCATGATTTATCCTTATTGAAAAAAGGGTAGAGTACCAGACTCTACCCCGATCTTACGTTAACTTAAGATGTTTTTTGACGATTGCGAATCATTGCAAGGATGTCTTCAGCACGTTGTCCGCCGCCCGCTGGTGCTGTTACCGGTGCTGTAGGTGTAACATTATCTGTTTCAAACGGTACATCTACTGATTCAACATGCTCACTAACTGGTGCACTAGCCGCTGGGGTCGATGCCGCAGGTGCTGATTGTGCTACAGATTGTGCTGCAGGTGCTGCTGTTGCTCCACCTGCTGGTGCACTAACACCACGTGGGCGGTAGTAGCTACCCCAACGCTCTGTGTCATACGCTTGACCATCAACTGATGCTTCAAACATCTCTTTGATAACTTTAAGCTCAACATCACTCGGTTTCTTAGGAAGGAATTCGCTAAGATTGTACAAGCCATGTTTTTCAATAGCTTCTGCTTCGTCTGCTGTTAATGCAGATTCTTTGCGTGACCATTTACTAGTTGAGTAGTCAGCATACCCACCTTTTGATGTTTTGCTAACGGTAAAGTCCAAACCACCTTGGTAGTCTGTTGGTAAGTTTTCTAACTCAGGATCAAGCAAGGCTGCTTTAATTAAGTTGAAAATTTGTGGGCTGATGATAAAACGACGAATCGGATTAGCTGGTGTTGTATCATCTGCAATTGGGTTTTCATGTACAAAGCCCTGGAACAAGTATGATTTCTTTTTCCAATATTTACGACCCATCTCTTCTAATGATGCGTCTTTAAACCATGTACGTACTTCTGCAAGTACTGGACAAGCTTCGCCATACATTTCAACGCATGGTACTTGAACTGTAACTGGTTTACTATCTGCTTGGCCTTTTACGCCAGCAAATGTTAAATTGATCATTAAACGCTCTGCCCAGAAGAAGTCATTCTTTGGATTTGCGTCTGGTAAAAAACGGATTCTTGCGTTTGTGCCTTCTGGAATGTTCCAGTGAGCGTAGATAGCGTTATCGCCTTGTTGTTGACTGCCGCCCGAACTGCGGTTTTCTTGTGCTTGTAATTTTGCACGAATTTCTGCTAATGATGTTGCCATGGTGTAACTCCTTGTGTTTTAAGTTGGTCTTTTAAATGCCTAATAACGTAAGCATATATATACTATACGTTATAATTATTTATCTCGCAAGAGAAATATTTAAATATTTTAACCAAAACAAAAGGCACCCTCGAGTGCCTTTTTTATTGATTTATAATTGTTGTTTTACTTTATTAAGCCTGCAATTCTACGCATCTGTATCATATCTTCATTAAACTGTGCATCTTCGTTTGTTGATTTCGTTTTGTTGTAATGTAGTAAGTCGTCTTCACTATCACCTTTAGCAAAGGCTTTCATTTGACTAGGCATTATCTTAAGTTTATCTAATGTGCTTAATTCTTTTGCGCCCATACGTTTTAGTTTTTCATCTTTGTTAACGTGGTCATCGAATCCTTCTGCTAATGCTGCACGCATTTCTTCTTTAGTTTTACTATACTTTGCCTGAAATTCTTCATCTGTAAGATCTTTAAGATCCATATCAACTTCTTTTACCTTGCCTTCATTTACTTCATCACAATACTCTTCTTGAGCGTGTGATAATGGACTAGAACTATCCGATGGTGCCATTGCTTCTAATGCTTCGCCTAATGTTCTTGCTAGGTAGTCATAGTATTTTGCATTCTGACGTTTTTTACTTGGTGCTTCTTTTTTATATGTTAAAGGTTTTTCTTCGCGTGGCTTATATTCTTCTGCAACTTCATTACTGCCTTCTAACTGATCAACAACTTGTTGAACATACGCACTAACGTCACTAGAGCCAATTTCTTCAACTTCACCAACCCATTCAGCAACATCTCTGGCCGCGTCCATAATTGCTTGTGGACCGTGTTTAACTAATAAGTCTTTATGTTGGTTGATGATACGACGAATAATTGCTGACTGTATGGCTTCACAACAATCGCTTTCACCTTCTTCTTCATACACGGTACCGTCCATACCTCCATCGCCTGAACCGTATGTATCACCTTCTGTCATATCTTGTGATTTTTCTTCAGCTTTTGCACGTAGTTTTTCGTTTGGAATATGTTGTGCTATTAGTGGATCTAAATGTAAATAGTCTAATAATTCACTTCTAGACATTTTGTTATATGGTGTATCACCTGTATCTGACTCGCCCAATCCTTGATCGGCGGGTTCTACATCACCAATCTCGTTCATTAGTTCTTGGTATACTTCGGGCACATTGTTGTATACCCAATCCATAATAATATCACGTGCATCCGCTTCTGAATTTTCTTTTGAAGCGTGTAACAATATTTCTTCTAATTTATTACTGTTAATAATACCGCTAATTGCGTTAA